TTTGTAAATATTGGCCGCACACCCGCACCATTTCAGACGTACAATAAAACGCTTTATACCACTGGCATATCTGCGCCTAATTCTATAATTGATTTCGGTGATACATTCGCGTTTGTGGGCGCTGGTGTTAATGAGTCGCCTTCGATTTATGCCTTTACTGGCAATGGATTTAAAAAGATCAGCACCACAGCCATTGATAACGTATTAAACGAACTGACAGCAGCGGAATTGTCGAGCGTTTATAGTTGGTCTTATGGTAAAGATGGCGCTTTTTTTATTGGCTTTCAGTTGCCTAATACCTGCTTTGTTTATGAGTCTATAACTGGGCTATGGCACGAGCGTCTAAGCTACAGCAATAAAAAGGACATCCCCTATCGTGTTGCAGCAATTATTACCGCCTATGGTCGCACTATTGTCGGTGATAACCTTGATGGCAGGATTGGAGCAATCCAGAATGATTTATATACCGAGTACGATACGATTATCAGAAGGATTGTTACCACAAAGCCATTTGATAATTTAGGGAATAGGGTTTTCCTGTCGTCTATTGAAGCGGTAATGGAGACAGGCGTGGGCGTTTCTGGTGGTGTCCCTGTTGCTTTTGGGAGTGGTTCATCTGTTGATGTTGGTCAAGACCCTATGATGATGATGGAATATTCAGATGATGGCTCTAGGTCGTTTGGCAATGGCCGCTTTAGAAGTTTGGGCAAAGCGGGCGAGTATAATCGCCGTGTTATTTGGCGCAGGGTTAATAGTTTCCCAAGATCGAGAGTTTTACGGTTCGTATTTTCTGAGCCTGTAAAACCTGTGTTTATTAAATTAGAGGTCGATATAGTTGGCTGATTTTGTAGCGGTTGCACCTGATTTCAGATACCCAATAGTAGATGGTTCAGGCAGGGCAACAGAGGACTTCCAGCGATTTGCGGCGGTTACTGTCGAGCTGTTAAACGCATTAAATCCCACCATTGGAACAGGTACGCCAGAGGGTGTATTATCTGAGGGGCCACAATCAATTTATATTGATGATTCTGCACCAGTTGGCGAGGGTATTTATATCAAAGAATCAGGAACAGGGAAAACGGGATGGGTGAAGCGCTCATAATTGACGATTTTCTCAGCGGCTTTGAGTCGTTTAGGGATAGTTTGGATAGTCATATTTTTAGTGGCGTTAAATCGCCTGTTGATGACATTTTTTACTCAGGCGTATCTGCTGATGTGCCTAAGTCTGTATCTGATAATATAAAATCTAGGCTTGACTTATACTTTGGTGATGTTGAAGTTAAATTTCAGTTTATGCGGATAAGTCAGGAGGGGGTTTTTGCGCCACACGAGGCCCACAATGATGCAAGCATGGCTGATTATAGCATGATGCTTTATCTAAACAGGCTAGAGGATTGTCAGGGAGGAACTTCATTTGTTAGTCATGCCGACGAGGATATGAAATTTGGCCCAGTAGATGAAAGGCAGTTTGCTATCTGGAAAAACGACCACAAAGATAAAAGCAAATGGATTGTTGATGATATGGCCGATATGAAACCCAACAGGGCTGTTATATTTAAGTCTGACAGAATGCACAGGTCAGAGCCAGTGGGCGGCTTCGGTAAAACAACAAAGGACGCCAGGCTTGTTCTGGTGACATTTTTCAATGCAAATTCGTAAAGGCACAAGCGCTGACATTTCGCGCTGTGTAGAAATGGCGGCAGAGTTTCACAAAATAGCCTATGGGCTTTTGGGTATTGAGTTTTGCCCAATATCAACAGCGGCATCATTTGAGCTATGTATTGAACATGGTTTGCTAAGTGTTGCCCAGATTGATGGGTTAGTTGTTGGAATGGTTGCAGGCGTTAAAGCTCCGTTAATGATGAACCATAATCATTTGGTTGGTGCTGAATTGGCGTGGTGGGTAGAGCCTGATTATCGCAAGACTTCGGCGGGTTTAAAGCTGCTTAAATTTGCTGAAAATCTAGCTATTGAGGCGGGTGTTAAGATGTGGTCTATGATGTTATTGGAGTCTAGCGAGCCTGAAAAGGTGGCTAAGATTTATGATAAAATGGGCTATAAACCAGCGGAACGAACTTACTTAAAGGTGTTTTAGTTATGGGCATAGCAACAGCGGCAGCGGTGGCGAGTGTTGCGGTCGGCGCAGCCTCGGCAGCATCAGCAAGAAAACAAGCCAAAAAACAAGAGAGCGCAGCCAAGAAAGCGGCGGCGGGGCAGGAGGCTTCAGCTATTGAGTCGGCGCAATTCTTACAAAAGCAAGGTATCGAGGGTGAGCGGCTTGTGCGCGAGGCGGCTATTGAAGCAGCGGAAACTGCAAGCGGCATACCACAGCAAGCTATACAGCCATTACAGCGGACGGCTAACCTTGGGCGCTCTGCTTTCAGTAAATCATCTGCTGACATCCTAGGCGGCCAACCTAACAGCCAAGCGGCGTTATCTCGCATTATCGGCGATACTGCAATGCAAGGCTCTATGGGCGTCCCTACTGATCAAGGCGTTAGCGACCCAGTTAAAGAAGAATTATTAAGACAGGCAGGCTTAACAGGTGAGCTTGCGGGTCGTCAATTTAGCGGCGGCTTGGCTGATATGGGTAGGATGGGCGTTTTGGCGGCTGGTGATATTGCAGGCATCGAATCAAGAGGTGCGGCAAGGATGGGCGACCTAGCAACACAGCAAGCATCTGGGCGGGCTTCTTCTTTGGTTGGTGCCGCGGCTCCAGCGGCAAATATGATACAAGGTGCGGGTGAAGCTAGACTGCTATCAGACTTTGCAGGCAATCGACTTAAAACACAAAATGCCGAGCAGTTAGCGCGGCTTGCTGGTAAATACTTGGGGTAATTTATGTCAGTTAATTACGGGCCGGTTGGATCCGGCTATGGCTACAACGGGGGCGTCTCACCTTATATAAACCCTCTAGGCTCAATACATGGTAGCCACACACCAACAAGAAATAAATCGAGTGGCCCGCGCTTTCAAAGTGCGGGAACTATTGATGGAATTAATTATGGGTTGCTTCCCAATCAGAAGGCATCCGCTAAAAGCATTGACGACATCATAAAGCAATCTAAGCCTGTAGCAGAAGATATTTTGCGATCAGGGACAGAGTCGGCGCTTAACTTTTCAAGAGGCTCACAGGCTAATGTAGAAGACTCGCTTTCTCAATTCTTAAACCCACAAGCACTAGAGGAACAAGCGTCTTTATTGGGTGCTAGAGGCGCAGGCGCACAACGCGCAGCCATTGCAGGCATCCCAATCAGTGCGGCTCAAGTGGAGGCTGACAGGCGTGAAAGGGTGGCGATGCAACGCAGAGCGGCGGCAGGTGGAGAGCTTGGCGCGGGTTCGACTATGCTTGCATCTGGGCAGCTAGCAGGACAGCAACAGGCTAATCGCGTGGCTAATCGAATCGAGCAGTTAGAGCAGCTGGCGGGCATTGATCGACAGCTAATCGGTGATATTTCCCGCAATCGTGAATCTGAGCTATCCAGACAAGCAGCATTGCAAGCCGGCCTTGGTGGTCAGATTGCCAATGTTGGGTTTGGTCTAGCTGGCCCTGCTGTCGAATCTATCCAGACACAGGCCGAAATATCAGGATTACGCGGTATAGCATCAGCAAAACGGTCTGCTGATAACGCTAGCGCAATGGCTAACCTTGCTGGTCAGGTGTTCACACCTAGCAATATCACAAGCGCTTATGACTTTTTCAGCCCAGCGCCAACCCAGACAACACCGACATACATACCAACACAAGCAGGGCGTACAAACGTAAACTTTAGCCCAGCGGGTAGCGGAAACCTTAATTACAGTCCAACCCCACAAATTCAGTTTTAAGGTAATAACATGGCTATATCACAAGCAGTCGCACAAGCAATACTTGGGCAAAGAACCCCAGACATTATGGGAGCCTTTGAGCAAGGGCAAGAAACGGCCTTTAAGCGACAAGAGCGCGACAGACAAGAAAAGATACGCGAATTGTCAGGGATGGCAGCACAAGGCGATGCAGACAGCCTAGATGAGCTTACAGGTCTTGCGCCTTCTATTGGTCTTGCATTGCAAGAATCACTTGGCGCAAGAGATATACAGGCAACCAATAGCCTGATTAGAGATGCGCGTGCGGGCCTTGACTTGCTGCGCCGAGGCGATACGCAGGGGTTTATAGCCTTTGCTGACAACCGACTTGCAGCATTAAGCAGGATGAGAGCGGACACACAGCAGACGCAAGCTATTCGGGATATGGTGGCGAGTGGTGATATTAACGGTGCAATCAGTCGGTTGTCGGCCCTTATTGCGTCAGTAGATCAAGCTAAGCAGATCACCGACACCCCACGACAGCGAGAGTTCGCGCAGTTTGCAGCCATGCCAGAAGGAACAGAGGCAGAAAGGACGGAAAAGCGTCAGTTTGGGCAGGCAATTGGTGCTATTGCTAAGCGTGAAGGCGTTAAAGAGGCTGGAGAAAAAGCAATAGCGAGGGCTGAGGCTGGAAAGGTAACTCAGTCCATTAAGAAGGCTGGCGAGTCCTTTGAAAAGCTCAAGAGTGTTAATCGAGCAATAAGCAATATTGATGCAGCAATACAGGCTATTGATGATGGGGCTGAAACTGGAGTTATTCAATCCAAACTGCCAAGCATTAAGGCAGCATCGGTGCGCCTAGATCAAATAAGAAATGATATGGGCCTAGATGTTGTTGGTGCTACATCGTTTGGCGCTCTATCCGAATCAGAGCTGGCGCTAGCGCTAGATACTGCGCTCCCATCTAAATTACCACCTGTTGAGCTGCGTCGATGGCTTGTGGATAAAAGATCAGCTCAAGAGAAGCTCAGGGCAGGTCTGGAGCAGGCTTCTATATTCTTCCAGAATGGCGGAACTGTCGGGGATTTTGTTAAGCTGGGTCGAGAGCAGAGGCTAGCGGAAGAGCAACAGAAGGCAGCGCCAGTGCAGAGATTTGTATTTAACCCAGCCACAGGAAAGGTGGAGCCGCAATAATGCCTATTGAAGTTCAGATTGGCGATACAGGCCAGATAGTAGAGTTTCCAGATGGAACGTCTCCAGAGGTTATGAATCAGGCGTTAGCTCAATTCTCGCAACAGCAAGGTGGTAAAAATGATAGTGGAATGGGTACAGGTGGCAATGCTGGCGATAATAATATGGCTCCTATGGTAGCAGAGCAATCATTTGGCCGCGAAATGTTATCAGGGTTAGAGCTTGCGGGTACTATGGGAAGTGCTGCGGTTATGGAGCCTGTCGCTGGTATTGCCGGCGGATTGGCAGCTCTAAACCCTCTCGCCGATGAGGGCGCGGGTGCCAGAGTTGTAGAAACTGTCAGGGGCATGGCTTATGAGCCTAGAATGGCAGAGACAAAAAGAGCACTTGAAGGGATTGGTGGCGCTGCCTCTGATGTTGGTGAGTTTGTCGCAGAAAATGTAACCAAGCCGTTGGGTGTGGACGATTTGAGTGGTAGAACACTAGAGGCCACAGGTAGCCCAGCACTAGCAACGCTCGTTGATGTCGTGCCTGTCGCCATTGCTTCAATGTTACCAGCTACCAGCGCCATTAAAAATGTTGTGGGTGGCACTAAAGATAAGATTGTAGACTCTAGGCGATACGCCAAAGAGTCTAAAAAATTAATTGCTGACGAGGTAAGAAAAGGCAACCCGCAAATAGACCTAGTTACAAAGGTGCTTGATGAGAATGGAAATCTTACAAGGAGTCCGGCGTCTAAATCGGCAGTGAATCAGTTGAGCCGCGTGATAAATAAAGATCGGGTTAAGGGTGCGGTGGCTGTTATGGAGAATATGTCCACAGGCTCAAAGAAAATATTTAATGACATGCTTAATGATGTTAAGCGGGGAAATAATGAGCCGATGTTTAAGGTTTCAAACCCAATAAGTAATAGAGTTGGGCAAGCTATTTCCGCTAGAGCGCAATCAATAAAGGATATAAACGCTAATGCTAGCGAGAGAATAGGAAAGATTGCAGAATCACTAGAAAACAAGAATGTTGATATTTCCGCACCAATAAGGCAGTTTGAAAATAAATTAAGGGAATTTGGCGTAACCTTTTCAAGGGGTGATGACGGATGGATAACACCTGATTTTTCTCGGTCAAAATTCAAAGGTGGAAACCAGAAGGATATGACAGTTCTGGTTAATGATTTGCTGAACACGAACCCAAGCTTTTTAAAGGCTCACGACTTAAAGAGAGAAATCAGGGGTAATCTTGACTATGACGTTGGCGGTAAGGATAAGATAACAGGCGACTCAGAAAGGGCTTTAAAACAATTGTCGTCTGGTATAGATGAGGTTTTAGATTCAACATCAAAGGCCTATAAAGAATCCAATGAGACTTTTGCAGATACCATTAAAATAAAAGAAGATTGGCAAAAGTTGGCAGGTAAAGATGTGGATTTTAACAGCCCGATTTCTTTTGAAAAACTTGGATTAATTGGTCGAAGGCTTGACTCAAACGCCACATCATCAGCGGCAATAAGGGGTTTGATAGAGCAAACAAACGAGACGCTAGGAAAGTATGGGAAAAGACCGACTGATGATGTGTTTCATTTAAATTATATGTCAACGCAGTTGGAAGATTTGTTCGGCCTGACTAAATCAAACTCTTTTCAGGGTGGTATTGAGAGAGCAAACCGAGGTAGTGCTGGCCTAGTTGGAACCTTAGAACCATCGGCAATTACTGCGGTGGCTGTTGACGAAGGTGTTGGTAGACTGGCAAAAATGAGAAAACCAAACTTTAATAAAAAATTACAAATTTTGCGTGAATTAAACAAACAAAAGGCTAAATAAAATGCCCAGATTTATAAACCCAGTACCACAATACCTCAATAGCGCAGGAGACCCAATAGTTTCGGGTGAAATGTACTTTTATGAGATTGGGTCTACCACGCCCAAGGATACCTATTTAGACGCAGAGCTAACAATTCCAGCCGCTAACCCTGTATTGCTTGATGCTGATGGTCGGCTGCCTGACACCTATTTATCAGGCTCTTATCGAACCGTGTTAAGCGAGCCATCAACGGGCCAGATCTGGGAGCGTGATAATGTTGGGTCTGAGTTTTCCGATGGTTTTGGGTCGCAGTGGAATAACACAGTAACTTACAATGTACCAGATGTAGTTTTATTTAACGGTGTTTATTATTTAAGCGAAACAAATAATAATCTGGGAAATGAGCCATCATCAAGCTCTAGTGATTGGTCAGTTTCTTTTGTGAATTTAGCGGGAACAGTCATTGATTATAGAAGTAGTGACGCACCTGACTCTTGGATTTCTGGTAAGTTTGGCACTGACACTTCCTTAGGCTTAGGGGAGGTTAGAATAAGTGGGTCTTTAGTAGGTAGTGCGCTAACCTTTGGCGGTAGGTTTGTAATTAACTGTGATGCTAACACTCTTACTGACGACTCTATTGATTTTTCCGTCAACATCAACACAATACTCGCAACTATAGGCATAACGGGCTTTGGTTCCGATCACTATGGGGTCGCACAGTACACTGTGAAAACTGGGTCAGCTCCAGGCACAAACTTTGATTTTAGTTATGAGAGTTTAAAATTGAGCACATCAAGTCAGGGTTTGGATTTTTTTGTCGGTGATATAACAGCGGTGGCAACGCCGCTAAATACAACATCAAGACCATTCACAATAGCAGAGGTTTATTTTTCTATAATAATACCAGATTGTGAGATAAGCTAAAGATAAGGGGCTATTGCAGCCCCTTTTTTATGCCTGATTAAAACGGTATATCTGAGTTATCAAAGTTTGCAGGCTGCGCTTGTGGGTGTTGCGCTGCCTGTTGTTGCGCCAGTGTTGGTGCCTGCTGC